AGGTGAAGGAAATCCGCGCTTCGGGGCAAAACTTTCGGACGAGGCAAAAGCCCATTTAAGCGCGTTGGCCAAGGCTCGCCCTCCCGTCAACTGCTTGCTTTGCAAAAAGGCAGTCCCGGTCCACGTGCTCAAGCGCCACTTTGCTGCATGTAGCGCGAAAGGGGGTGCAAATTGAGTTATGTCATGACATACAGCTCGCTGCTGGAGGATCTGCGTCGATACCTTGAGCGCGGCTTCACTGAGCAAAGCGATCCTATCGTGTTTGAGCAGCTGCCCAGGCTAATTGCCCTGGCAGAGCGCCGCATCGCCACCGAACTCAAACTGCAGGGTTTTATCAGGGCCATGAATGTTACCCTGCCTGCCGGGGTAGCCGTCCTGCAGAAACCCGACCGCTGGCGCGACACCATCTCCATCACTGTCAACGGCACCCCCATCTTCACCCGCTCGTATGAGTACCTGCGCAATTTCTGGCCCGATGAAGCAGAAACCGGCCAGGTAGAACTGTACGCGGACTATGACTACCAGCACTGGCTGTTTGCTGGCACCCCTGCCGTCAATACGCCGATGGAGATCCTGTATTACGAACTCCCGCAGCCGCTGGACGACGCCAACGAGCAGAACTGGCTGACCAACTACGCGCCCAACCTGCTGCTGTACGCCTCGCTCCTTGAGGCCACCCCATTCCTGAAGAACGACGAGCGCATCCAGACCTGGCAGGCCATGTACGATCGGGCAGCGCAAAGTACGTCGGGTCAGGACATCCAGCGCATCATCGACCGCTCGGCCACGAGGACTGACGCATGACAACCTATTCCGATGTGTTTGGCGGCGCCAATATCTACCCAGCCGATATTTCGTATCGGGCGATCAGCCTGACCGCCAACGTCACCCTGAACTGGCCGACCGAGGCAGCGGCGTCCGGTAATTTCACCGCCAGGATCATGGATGTCACCGAGGACCAGGCCGGTCGAGTAATCAAG